TCAGCCACCACCACAAAAACCACACGACAATTTTCCAATGCAAACAGCGCCCTTTGACAAGTATCGCATTCAAATTTATCAGGAATCTCATTCATTGTTTTTTTAAGTAAACCTGTTGAATGCTGACAATCAAAACAATATAATTCATAGTATCTTTCTATTAAATCTTGATCCTCAAGCAAATCCAAGATAGAATAAGCCGTTCTAAGGTCGACTTGTAGTTTTCTTTTCAATACACTTGGATATATCCACATATCTTTCTTATAGTGAATCAATAAGTTGGAAACCCTTTTAGAATCTATATTATTCATTAATTCATTTTGATTAATCAACGTTTCTATTTTTGCTAATGTACTTTGTAACAAAATTCATCCGCTCCATTCCAACAAGTACATCACTGTACATGTGCTGTAGTAAACAATAACCTTGCTGGTGATAATCGAAAATAAATTTGACTTTGATATTTCTGGTTTTTATTTCATTTTCCCAAACAACTTGAATCCATTCATAGTCTGATAATTCCTCATTCTCAAATAGAAATTGATTTAGATCCTCATTCAATAGAGGTATTTTTTCTATATCAGATCTATGCTTTTCAATTAGTTCTTTCAGTTCTCCGATAATCGGCATCACATAGTCTCTATTCTTGCCAACATCAAGTTGAGCATTTCCACCACTGGGTAAATTTTTATACTCAGCCATCAATTTTACACTTTTATCATTTGAACTACGAACGGTGTTTATAATAAAATCTAAATCCATTGCGTTCAGTTCAATCCCAAATTTTAATTTCAAAATTTCTAAAATATCCGAAACCAAATCAATATATATTGTTTGTGCTTTTTTGTCAGAAATAAATTGACGTTTTAACCCATCAAATCTAATTTCCACAATTTTATCGTTCTTATGAAATACAACTAACATCGGATACTTTACCAGCATTTCCTCATTATTAAATGTATCATATGCAGAAAAAGCACGAGAAAACTTCACAATAAAGCATTCATCATTAAAATATGTAAAATATTCATCTGAATCATCTATCGACTCAATTGTAGAAACTGTACCTTTAGGAAATAGAGTTTGAAAATCCACATCATTGAAAAAATTAGAATCTTTAGTTTCGAATAAGATAGAATATTTATAATCTTTTTCAAATCCCCAATTTTCAAACAGCTTAACAGCATTCATATTGTTTTCTAAACAATACTTAATCTGATTAGTTAGTCTTTCTTCATCACTACTATAAGTTTTAGAATCATCAAAGCTATCTTCATCGAGTTTCTTTTCAAATTGAACCCCACCACTTATAAATAGTCGATTGATTTTTCTCTTGACCTTTGATGAATATCCATCTACTGTTCCCTTTAAATACAGAATATAATTTTCGGACGTCATTAAATTGTTTCCTCCTAGATAACAATGCAGCTTTCATTTAGTTAGTATAATTATAACCGAAAACGAAGTTGTAATTCACACTTAACGATTCAACTTTATTATACCACGCTTTTTTCCGTCCGTCAACACAAATAATGACCTACAAATATTTTTTTTGAAAATTTCAAATGAACATTACAGTTGTGTTTCTCCACGCAAAACGCAAAAAGCGCTCCTGAACCCCACCGTTCAAGAGCGCTTTTTCGCATACATATTCTCTTTTCAATCAGGGCACGATCTGGGAAAGCCGATATCTAGACTTCCCGAAAATTATCCACACTCACATACCCCGTGACATACTTCCCCGCCGGCATCTTGCCGCAGTACTCCGCCTTGGTGGTGACACGATAGCGACCATTCCGGCAGCACTTGCCGTCATAGATGTAGTATGTGCCCTTAGGCAGGTAGCCAGCGGGTGTCGTCGCAGATTCATTGGCGAAAAGCTGCGTTTTCTCCTTATAGAGCTGCACCCGCTGCCCCCGCTTCCAGTCGTATCGGAGTTTTGTTGTGGCAGCAGAGCCGGACGGCTTTGCGGCTGCGGCGCCCTGTCCCATCTGCGCTGCGACATCCGCCAGAAACTTATGCCAGTGCTGGGCATTCTCTGTATCAGAACCGCCCTTGGACTTGGGCACAAACCACTTGGGGCAATTCTTTCCGGTGACGTCGAAATGGCGAATCACACCGCCTTTCAGCGGATGCAGCCCGTATTTCTTGCACAGGCTCGCTGTGAGTTCCACCATGGACTTGTAGGTTGTGCCATTGAATCTGCCAGTCCAATCCGGATGGCAGCACTCAATGCTTACAGTGTAGCCGTTCGCCTGATTGGTGCACCAGCTGACCTCCCCATCCGGAATACAGCAGATCACCTCGCCGACCAAGCCAATGATGTAGTTGGCAGACACCTCGGTGGAAGTGTTCTGGAAGTAATTTCGATTTGCCATTGCGGAAGTCCCCGGATTTGCCACCCAGTGCATCGCAATTGCATCGGTACGGCTCCGCTTGGTGTACGGGCGATTGTGTGTCAGATATTGATTGGTAATCGTCATTTTTCTAGCTCCTTTCAGGCGTTCTCCTCAACTTCCGGCAGTCCCGCCACGCTTGTCAGCACGGACAGTACGCCTGCCAGCAGCGCAGAGCTGCCTACCATCACCCAGCTGACATCCTGCATCACCGCAGCCACGCCGATGACGCCAACAGCAGTCTGCGCCATGGTCTTGACCGCCCGGATGCCGGCTGCTTTCAGCCACTGTTTCCAGTTTCGGTTTTTCATTTCTTCAGCTCCTTTTCCAGTTCCGCGATTTTGCACTCGGCGAGCAGGACACGCTCCTGCACCCCGTTGTGCTTGTCCACACGCCTTGACAGCACTTCCACGTCTTTCCGCAGTGCGTCAAGGCGTTCTTTCAATACTGCGGTTGTCTTGCTCTGCATCAGCGCAGAGCCTGCCACAGCCCCTGCCGCTGCAATGCCGGCGGTGATGATCTCTGTCCAGTCCAATCTCTCTCCTCCATTCTAAAAATACCATCCAAAGTGAGCGTGCCACGTGTCGCCAGTAGCGATTGCTTCTGGAACCGTTATAAATATTCCGGGGTTTGGCTTTTGGCTTGAAGATATCACTCCAAAATATTCAGGCAAGTTGTCCCCCGATGACACACTCGATCCTTTTGTCTTATATGCGTGAAAATAAACATCTTTTTCTGACGCAAAATCTTGTTTAACATTTCCGACCCAGATGCGATGCGGATCGCTGCTAGAAGAAGCAATATTTTTTGTGATTGTAATCCAAAAATATATTTCAATATAGTTTCCAACAATTCGAAAGCCGCAAGAAGGTGAAAAATAATGATAGTCCATATCATGTGAGGAAATATGCTCAACATCAAATGGAAGCCATCCGGTATCTTCCGGCTCATCAGAATTGCTGTTCTCTGCGATTTTCGCCAACAGTTCTGTCAATCTGCTGTCTGCCCCAGGTAAATCACCATCATACTCTCCGCAATCTTAGCAAGATACGTTTCCAATACATTCATGTTAAATCACCCTTTCATGCTGTCGGCTGTCCTCCGGTGCTGTCACTTGTTGCACTCGCCGCAGATGTAAGCGCCGACCATGCCGACCACGCACCAGAAGCCAAGCTTCTCATATAAATTTTATTGTTATGCGGATAAAATGCAACTTGGAATTTTGCTGAAGCTGAAATACAGCTTGCAAGCAGCAAGAATGGATAGCCCGCAACAGGTGTGTTTGTGCAGGTGTTTTTCGTGTCTGCATAGTACAGCGTGAACAATTCCATTGCTAAACTGTCCAGATTCTCTGTTGTCAGTTGTGTGGATATTGTGCCAGCAAAGTTGACGTTGTCAAGTAACGTACGCACGCCCTGCCATACGCCGCCTGTGCCCTGCTTATTCCAGCGTAGATTCCCGGCTGCTTCCATATCAGAATATATAATCATCCCTCGCCTATTGCCGTCATCATACCCATTTCTGTGACGTGTAGAAATGATGTTATAGTACGTGCTGCTCGATGTATTTTTATATGTCCCGATAAACGATTTACACAAAGGCACTTGATCAATCATTGACCCATTTGCTTCCATGATACCGCCGGCAACAACAGTAGGCGATGCGCTGCTTGATTTGGTGACGCTGACGATGATCTCTGTTTGATTGGCTGCGGTGTCGAGGTCGCCGGTCATTACACCGCCGGACACAGGCAAATACGTCGATGGGATATCGTCTAATTTCTTTTTGTCTCCCGCCGTCAGTAAGCCATCTTGGCTTTCTGTGGCAGCTGCGGGAATATCATCCAGTAAAGCAACCGTACCAGATTTGTCTTGAAATTCAACAATTGCATACGTGCTACTACCAGTGTATTTTCGAAATTCAGCTCCGCTTTTAAGGCTAAAGATTTTGTTTGCTCCAACTTCATTGAAGGTGACTATGCTCCCAAAACTATTCGCAAATTCTACCTGAATATCTCTTATGCAAACTAGTTCACTTTCAGTTGGCGTTCCCTTTACAGGATCACATCCTGCCCAAATCAATCCGCCAGAGTACGTTGGAGCACGATTACCAATTGTATATGGTTGTGACCAAGGAGATACAACTGGATTAGTGGATATCTTTTTCTTCTTACCACTGCTATCTTCAAAAGTGACATAATAATCATTCGAAGGGCGTGACACATCGCATATTGCTGTCGTTTGTGTGCTTTGTAACTCCTGCACCTCAGCTTCAAGCTGTTCCACCTTTTCAATGACCGTTTCCGCCTTAGAGCCATCTACAGACTTTAAGATTTCAATCTCCACCGGCGTTCCGATGACGTCGAGCTTGCTTTTCAGCACAATCCACTTGCTGTCGATGGTATAATCATCAATCGGAGTAAGCTTCATGCCATTCACATAGACATTCACAACGTCAAGCGCATCATTGTACTGCGGTATCTGGATCGGCACACGCTCTGTTATACCAGTAGTCACATATTTTTGCGTATACCGACGGATAAGCGTTGATGTGGCAACCGTTTCTTTGATTTTATTAAACCATGCCCAAAAAGCACTGTCATACTGCGCAAAAAGCTCTGTTGTGTCGATCTGATCGATCAACCCTGTAACCCAGCCGCATACATCTTTTTTCGGGCGCTCGTCGGTGATCTTCGCTTGTGTGATTTCAGTTACGCCTGCACCTACATAAATCTGTGCGAGAGAGAGTTCCCATGTACCGCCATCTTCACGAGTCAGAGCAGGCGCAGCGGGTGTTTTGGCAGTCGTGCCACGCTTTACAGCAATCTCAATGTTTCGCTTCGCCTCCTGCGGGTTGAGACGCAGTACAACTCTGTCAATACGGTTAAGTGCCACGTCGGCAGCTGCCAAAGTCAGCAAATAAGGCGAATTGTTGTCAATCCACTTGCAGTTGATGAATCCCCATCCCGCATTTACCTGCACTGTCATGCTCTGCGATGCCTGTACTTGCATATTGTCCGATGGTGTTGCAAAAACGCCGTTGGAAATCAGTTTGAGATAATAATTTGAGATGTCATCCGCATCATACTGCCGGTCATGGTTCACCGAATTAAAAAAGCCAAACTTTACTGCCATTTTATCAACTCCATTCTGAAAAGGTCGGAACTATCTTGTAGCCGTTTTCATCCTCGACCTCTGTAATTTCTGTTACAATCGCTGTTCCTTTGATACCATATTCATTAACAACTGACACTTTATCGCCTAAGTTGTAATCAACACCGTAGCGATACTGATTCACATCCAGCATCTCACCAGAAAACTCAACGGTTTCTTTGGTGCTCTCCAATTCCTCTGCGCCCTGCATGCCGAGTAAAATCTGATAGTCTGCCGGTGACAGCGTTTCCTCTGCGTTGCTTGATGTTGTTCGTGCATCCACCCACAGTTCCCTCAGATACAGTCCCTCACGGTGTACCAGCGTTTGCTTCACGATTACACGATCTTTCCCCTCCCCCTCTCCGGCAACATACACAGCATTATACAAGGATGTGGTGTCTCTTGTGTATTCTGTTTTCCCAAGGTTCTCAAATTGCGGAGAGAAGATAACCGGTGGTACAAGTGTTTGCTGGGTACTTCGATTTGTCCCCTTATACAGTTCAAAAACGATTCTGCCGCCAACAAAACGGCATCTGAACCCGTATTCATTTGCTTGGCAAATTTCTTTGATTGTCGTAAAGAGATTCTTTCCAGTTACCTGCTTGTCAATTTTTTCCGAAAACCCATTTGTATTGCCGAGAGAAAAGATATCAATTTTTCGATTCGAATCGCTTGGAGAGATGATATTTTCCGTGATAAGCTTTCGAATACAATTTTCTGCCGTTCCTGTAAAGCTTGTTTGTTTCGGCACAATTCTGCGCTCTATAATGCTGTCGATAGACCTACCGGTAATCGTTAGATAGTCGCCGTTCTCATCATCCGTTGTCAATGACATCTTTTCAAAAATCATCGCATTCTCATCATCTCCTGCTCTTGTCAATATCGTCTGGTCGGTGAAAAGTTCCAGAAGCTTCCGAGATGCTGGGACATACAATTCAAACTCTCCTGCATCTACAAATCGCTGTACCCATATCACGGAGGATGCATAATCAATAAGCGCTGTTTTCTGATATATTCCATTGATGTACTGCCACACATAAAGTACCATCATACTCCTCCATACAAAATTGACGTTGCAAACTTGATTCTCACGTCGTCAGCGCCGCCCTTTGACCGAAATGTAAAATCATTATCCCCGAGAGCAAGGCGAAACCAACTTGAATTAGATGTCACATAATTTAGCATGTTAATCGTTTCACCGCTTCGCTTCATCGACACACCCATTTTGCCTGATACAGTGCTGATCGTTACTTCATCACCAGCGATAAAGTTATAATCAAACCCGAATAGTTCTCCGGTCGTCATGTTGTATATTTTAAGATCGCTCACCGCATCTGATATCTCAACAGTGATCACACATCCGCACTCCACATCACCGTCATTTTTGATGGTGCATAAAGGTGTGGAAAGTATCTCCGAAAACGGAATAGGCGTAGAAATGGCAAACGGAAACTCAAAAAGTTTTGTAATGCGGGACAACTCATGATATAGCACCTCAAGGCTTTCCCAAAAAGGTCTAGGGCATATGAGTGATATCTGCATCTGTTCTCTTTGCACAAAGAGGTCTGCTTCCATCGCCTCTACATATCCAGTTATTTTCACATTGCGATTTGCATTGGAAAAATAAATGATGCACGGCGATTTCTGCGGAAACATTTTGTACAAGCGTTGGCGATTCCCCTCAATATCGCCATTGAGCACCACCGTTAAGACAATGTTTCTTTGATCCACTCTAGCAGAGTTGTAAAAAGTCCCATCCATCCCACCGCCTACGCTTGTGTTTATCAATGATTTCGGTGGAGTAAGTCCGTCTACATGTACGATGGCATAATTTTTGGTATCATGAGTAAGCTCAAAGATTTCACCTCTGGCATTCTCAACTTTTAAGCAAAACATTATGCATCACCTCTTGCTCTAAGCAGGTTCTTGGTTTGTCTGTACAATTCGTATCTAGACAGTGCTTTCGGACTGTTGTTATACTGTGTGAAATTATACACAGTTCCACCATGTGTGCCGGATTGATAACCTCTGCCAAATCCGCCCATCTCTTTTGCAAGCAACGATGCGATTTTTTTCAAACCCGCTTTGTTCTTTTCAAGCGGCAGGACTGCTTCTTCACCATCTTCGCCAATCTGCGCTAGCGTCGCCTTGTTTACGATACCGCCCTTTGCAAGCTGCGGAATCTGTGGCACATCAAACCGAGAAATCAACCCATCAAAAGGATGGATCCCTGCAATCGACACGTTCCGGATGGTATCCAAAGCGTCGTTGATCGCATTAAATGGAATCGCAATGACATGATTGATACCATTGATAATCGCATTGACGGTATTCTTAAATGCTTCTTCAATGCCATCGACAATGCCGGTAAACACTTCGCCGCCGGTGGAAAATACATCCTTAACTGCTTGCCATGCTTGCGAGAACTTATCTTTGAACCAATCCGCAATGTGCGAGAAAACATTCTTAATTCCCGTCCATGCATCTGATGCACCATTCTTCAGGTTATTCCACATGTCTGTAAACACATTTTTTACTGGTTTTACAATCCTTGTGTCAAACCAATTTGTTACCGCACTCCAAATGCTCTTGATGCGGTTCCATGTATTCGATGCGCCCTCTCTAAGCTTTTCCCACATGGCAGTAAAGAGCTTTTTGACAGGCTCTATGACATTCTCGCTAAACCAGCTTGTCACCGTTATCCAAATTGCAACAATGCCATTCCATAACGATTCCGCCCCGGATTTTATCGATTCCCATGCAGTTGTAAATGCTGTTACTACTGGATCAATAACATTTGTCTTGAACCAGCTTGAAACAGTTGTCCAAACGGCAATGATACCATCCCATAATGCCGACATATTGGTTTTAAAATTATCGATTGCAGTGGTTATCTTGTCCGCAATCGGCTGGATGACATTATCGTGGAACCAATCCTTTACAACTCCGAACACTGTTTTGATCAGAATCCAACAGCCTTCTGCGAGCTGCCCAATGATTTCAAACGCTGTGCGGAAGAAATCTACTACAGACTGGAAAAAATCTTTGATGGGCTGAAATACATTGTCATTCACCCAGTTTGCTGCCGTTTTAAATGCGTTCTTTAAATCTTCCCATTTATCTTTGATTGGCTGGCACACGTGATCTTGGAACCAATCACCGATAGACTGGAACACGCCCTTGATTTTATCAAGAGCCTTTGAAAACGCTCCGCCAAAGAACTCGTCAATATTTGCGAAGATTTGCTTGATGCTATCCCAGACGTCGGAGAAGAACTCTCCGACACGTCCAAATATCTTTTTGATTTCCTCCCACGCTCCGGAAAAATCTCCGGAAAACACATCCTTTACAACAGCGAAAATGGATTTGATATTTTCCCAGATTGTTTTGAAATATTTTACAACGACATTCCAAACAACCTTGATGTTTTTCCATGCCATCTTAAAATATCCAGAAACGACCTTGGCAACAACGGAGAAAACCTTTTTGATTCCGTCCCAAATCGCTTCGAAGTATGGCTTTACCTTGTCCCACACTTCCTTGATTTTATCCCACGCAGCAGCAAAGAAATTTTTGATTGCCTCCCATGCTGTTCCGCAAACATCTTTGATTTTCTCCCAAAGGTTTATCCAAAACTCTCGGAATCCATCACACTTGTTCCACAGAACAACAAAGATTGCAATAAGTGCCGCAATCGCTGCAACAATAAGTCCAACAGGGTTAAGACTCATAATAACGTTTAGTGCTGCCTGTGCGATGCCAACGGACTTTATCACGCCAATCAGTGTTGTAAAAGCCGTGATAATGCCTTGTATGATTGTAACCGCCTTGAACGCCACAAATGCAGCAGCTATGCCGGCTATTGCAGCAAGCACTTCATTCCTGTGGTCAATAATCCAGCCAAACCCTGCTTCGATTGCAGGAAAGACCTTATCAATCAGAAAAGAGAAGGCATTTTTGACGGCAGTTGCAATTGGTGTAAGCATGGAAATAATGCTGTCTTTGTGATCAACTACATAGTCAATGCCATTTTTAATTTTTGGCAGAACTGTTGTGATCAGAAAAGTGAATGCCGCCTGTACAAGTCCTGCAATTGGTTTGATCGCAGACTGAATACTGTCCTTGTGGTCAACCACAAAAGTAACGCCGTCTACAATTTTCGGAATAACTGTATTGATCAAGAATGAAAAACCAGTGTCAACCGCAGACTCCACCTTCGAAAAATCCGCCTTTTGCACAAGCTCCACGATTTTTTCGACGACTTGCGAAAATCCTGCTCTGATTTTTGTTGTGATCGGCTCAATAGTCTTCCCTAGATTTGCCGTGGCTTTTTCATAATCCGCTTCTGCATTGTTGGCATCCACAATGGATTTGTTTGTGTCTTGCCACGCTTTTCCGGCAGAAGCAAGCCCCATGCTTGCAAAAGTGCTTGTCACAATGTTTGCACGTTCTGTCTGGTCACTGCAAGCTGCAAGCGCAGCACTGTACGCATCCTCGATGTTCCCAGAATCATCCATCTCAGTGTTAAAAGCCGCAAGCGCATTTTGATTGCGGCTAAGTACATCTCTGTATTGATCCGCTGACATCTGCGCCCAGTTTAGCGCATCTGCAAAAGTACCAGTAACCTGTCCAACTTTAATCGTTTCATTCGTTGCCTCTGCAAGTCCATCAATCGGGATACTATCTCCATACTTTGCCCAAGCACCGATAACACTGTTTGTCAGGTCCTTTAACTGACTTTGCTCTAGCCCAATTGCTTGCAAGTTTGCAGTAGTCGTGGCAGCGCTTTGTGTGTCTCCGAGCACGCCATTCAGCTGCTTAAAAGTCTCTGCGGTTTCTTCTGTTGAATATCCTGCACGTTCGGAAGAGTTCTGCAAGCTCCCCATAATTGTGCGATATTCCCGTGTTTCTGCACCAAGGCTTGCTACACTGCTAATTGCATTTCCGATGGCAGATGTGAGATTTGACAAGGTGTTCCCGATAAATGTGGCAATTGCGCCTTTCGCAACAGAAAAGCCCTGCCCCATTTCTTTCGCAGCTTCACTGATGCCACTTCCCATCTTCTGCAACTGCTCTGTTGGCTTTACAAGGTCTAAAAGAGATGTCTTGTACTGTTCCAGTTGGTGCTCTGCAGATTTTACGGCAGAATCCTGATTCAAGATTTTCAGCTTTAAATCATCTGCCGCTTTCGCATTGCGCTCCTGTGCCTTTTGGGCATTTGCAAGCTGCGTGGCATACTTTTTTGCCTCATCGCTTGTTTTCCCATAGGTCTGTACAGCTTCATTGTATTTTCGGGTGAGGTCTTCGATAACACTCTTCCCAGTTCCTTGTGCCTTTGTCAGCCGTTCCAGCTGCTGCCGCAGCAGATCAAGCTTCTTCTTTTCTGCTTCAATTACCGACTCCTGCTGCTTGATCTTCGCTGTCAGACCATCTGCATTCTTCGACCAGTCATCCATGCCAGCGGAGGCGTTTTTGAATTCAGCAGCAGCTGTTTTTATTGATCGATTTGCTTCTGCAATTCCCTTTTTCAAGTCAGAGATATCGACTCGGAATTTCGCAGTATAATTCTCTTCTGCCAAATCGCTTCACCCCTTAGCACCAGTCATCATTTTGCGCCGGTCTTCTGATCACGCCGTTTTTTTGAACGCACTCCTGCTTCCCTTTTCGTTTGTTCTGATCATAGAGCCGTTTATACACAGCCAAAACATCATGGAAGCTCTGTGTGCGTACCCGAAACGGATCAAGCGCAGGAAATCGATCACACAAGTTTGTGTTTAGATCAAAAAGCAGTTGGTACAATGTCTCGGGCGTTTGCTCGCCCGCTGTTAGTTTTTTTCGCCACCGCTTACAGCCGAGCCAAGTTCAACTTCCGCATAATGATAGAGACCACGGAATACTTCGATCAGATTTTGGATGTGCGTATGACGAATTTCCTCATCTGTCACGCCATCAAAAATCTCTTTCAGGAATGGCTTCAACTGCTTAGATGCCTTTACGATCATTACGCCAATATCAGCCTTAGACTCCATGTGTTCGAAGTCCAGCACATCCAACACATCTTCGATCAAGCCGAAAGAGAAGTCCACGGTTTCTGCCTCATACGTCTTCTCCACTTTCTTTCCGGAATAAATTTTCAATGTAAGTTTCATTTTGTGTACCTCCATTTATAGATTATGTATTGCGGGGAGAAGCCCCCGCATAAGACTTAGACAGACTTCTTCAGTGCAGAAATCGTGTCAGGCGTCTGAACCTTATCGAAGAACTTTGTCAGATCGCACTTGCCATCTCGCTCATCGAGTACAACAGCCTTTGCACGCTTGTTCTCCTTTTTAAATACTGTGATTGTCTTGATTCCAGTAAAGGTAAGCTCCTGATTGTTTGTATCTGTTCCGTCGTTTTCCGTTTCGCTGGTTTCATCGGGGATGCTGAATGTACCTTTGAGCCGCCATACATAGCGATACGTGCCATCTGTCAGTTTGAGACGATACCCAAGTGCAAAGTATCTCTCCTCGGCGTCACCATCGATAAAAGCACCCGTTTCCTCGTCTACCGTCTTGCCAATCAGCTTTGCCAGCTTGATCAGCGAGAGTACGGGGACAGTCAGCGTCACTTCGTCAGAGCCCTCAGAACGGATGTTCAGCATGCCCGTGTTGTCATAAAAATGTGTTTCTGTCGAGTTATCAACCGTCTTGGACACAGTTGCGACAGGGGCAAGCACTTCAACTGCGCCTGCTGTGTACTCGTTTTCCTTATCATCTGCCGTGACTTCTGCGATCACAAGATTATCGCAGCCACGAAATTCAACGACCTTACCACTGATCTTAGAGTCAGCCATTAAGATTCCTCCTCATATTCTTCCAGTTTATATGTTGTAAAGTAAGCTCCTGTATGTGTTGGGCGATCTACGGAAATGTCATGTGCTTTTCCATCCATAACCCAACCATGGGATTTCAAAAGTTTTCTTGCCTGCTCCGGTACTTCTTCTACTTTCTGCGGGTCATCTGAGTAAAAGTACACCCAAAATCCCCATGCACAGCGTGATGCGTCATTGTTGTAAAACGCCTTTTCTGGATTGTTAAAATTCCAGAATGTGAAAAAGCTCCCCGGATACGGTTCATCCTTGTTTAAGCTGCCTTGTAAAAATGCTGGATAGCCAATGCTTTCAAGCAACTCCACCAGCTCTGCTTTCACTCCCCCATCGCCTCCTCAATCGCTTTATCAAACACCTGCTTTTGCAGTTTTTTGATCTGCTTCTTTGTCTGCTTTCCATACACAGCGTTATAGAGCTTCTCATCCGGTGCAATGCACGGCTGCCCATGCAACTGTGTACCATACATCAGAAAGATAGAGGGCAATCCGCCGTTTTTGATATCAAAACCAACCTTGACTTCTGCAGTGGTATCCGTCCACTCCACCTCGTGGTTTTGGATGATGGATTGCTCTGTCTCATGCGTTTGGTTATGCGGAATGATAGCAGCACTGACGTTGGATTCGATGATTTCTGCGGATTGCTTCAACGCTTTTTCGGTAGCAGTACGCACATCGCCGCCAAGCTCTTTCAGCTTCCCTTGCAGCATCTCATATCCATCAAAGGCAAGTGTCAGCGTATTCTTTGCCACATCAAGCACCTCCCTTTACTCGTTCCACCTTAAACGTACAAAATTGATTTCCCATATCCGCATTTTCCGGTTCTGAGATGACTTCATATACTTTCCCATCTTCACGGAGCAGCCGACAGTTCGCCGCAATATCCGGTCGATACCACGTTGTGATTTGCGCCGTATCCACAATGGACACGACACCGTTCACGGTCGACTCTGTTCCCCCGTAAGTTTTCCAGTTTACAAAGATAATCTCCCCATCGCTCGGATACATCTTTTTTGCAACGCCATTGTATTTCTTGTAGGCTGGGACAAGCAGCTTTACTGCGGTGCGGAGTTCATTGATTGCACTTGGACGGTACATGTCACGTCACCGCCTTACTGCAAAGTGCTCTCTGCGTTACACCATCATAGAAGTATGGCGACAGCTTGCCATCTCCGGAAGAGTTGTTCCATAAATCGGCAACTCCTCTTGCAATAAGCCCGACAGACGCAGAGATCATGTCATCACTCACGCCAGCGTGCTGCATATAGCAAACAACTTCATCAATATACAGTGAGATCGTGTTATCCAGAAACACACCGGTTATTCCTAGCGCGGATTTGACTCTTTCCAAAATTTCTGCATCTGCCATTTCTCATGCTCCTTACTTTGCGGACTTGATCAGCTTTACAAGACTGTGCCGGTCAATAACAGCACCGTCCACAGACATGACAGCCTTCGTGCGATGGTCTTCATTATCCCAGTCAATCTTGGACTGGATACCCAGATCATAGCTGGTATTCAGCACATAATCAGACGGGTCAAACAAGAATGCCACCACCTTGTCTGTAGCAATCGTGTCCTCGGTGTAGCTCTCCATGTAATCACCGCACAGCAATACATCTCTGCCAAGCAGTGTGCGTTCTGCCTTGCCATTGATGCCGTAGTTGATGCGTGCAATCGGCTGACCAACACTGTCTGTCATAGACACAAAAGCCATGTATGTTTTCTTGGTCATAAACCATACAGCACCATTCTCATACTGCTGTTCCAGTTCTGCTTCCATGTCACACAGTGTCTGATAATCCAGATGACCATTCTTGCCGGCTGCAATCTTGACTGCCTTATCCGGAGATGTACTCTCATTTGCGTTGTACAGAATGCCCTTCGGGTTTCCGGATGTGCCGTCATCGGAAGATACGATCTTTCCTTCAATTGCTTTCACCATCGCTTCGGCTACCTGCTTTACAAACAGTGCTTCAAACGCAGAAATGGTCTGTACTGTGACTTCCTGCGTCATGCCAATCTCGCAGCGCAGCTTGAATGCGCCAAATACAATTGCCCCCAGAGTGCTCTTCTTCTGCACGGAAGAACCCTGACCCTCGCCGACCCAAGAAGCGGTAGGCTTGACGCTGTCTACCGGAATCTTCTGACCAACAGGAAAGCTTGTCCGTGTGATTCTCGGAAGAATCATGCCAATTGCATCAATTTTTTCAATGATCGAAGTGACGAGATTCTCAGGAATTGCATTCGAAGTGTCAGACGTTGCTGTTGCATCACGCATTTCCTGAGGAATCGGAGTGCCACGGGTCACAAAGTTCGCAAACGCAACACGCTTTTCAATATTATCCTCCTTGGGAATTACACTGCGTGTGCCATAAGAGCCAAGTGCGATTGCTCTTGCATTTCCGTCATTAGTATCCTGGCTGCTTGCACTGTTTCCTGCGCCATCGCCCTTGTCCTTGTCATCATCCTTATCATCCAGCTGTTCCAGCTGGGTCTTGGCATCGTTCAATTCTTTCAGAACCTGCTCCAATGTTTCGCCAAGAGAACGCAGCTCATTCACATCGTTCGACGCCTTAGAGCGCTCGTGCAGATTGTTGATTTTTTCCTGCTTCTCCTTGATAATCTTTTTTAGATACTCTCTAAAAGTCATCTTCTTGCCTCCATAAAAAAGTTTTCAAGTCTCTTTCTTTCCAATTCGATTGCATCAGTGTCCACTGATTTTGCACGTTTTCCGCTATCCAGCGCATTTCTGGCATTCTCCAACGCCTTTTTGTCACGTGCTTGTATCTCAGTATCTTCATACGCCGGAAAAGTTACGGCAGATACTTCAACAACGGTACTTATCGCTCGGATATGCCGTGTCGGCTTATCCGAATCAAGGTTGTCCCATGTATCCGAGTCAACGGCAAACATAAAAGACATCCCAGAAATATCGCCACGCTGCACAGCAGAGTACAACGCTCTTGCTTCTGCATTGTTTTCAATATCCAGATCAACACGAATTTTCATGCCATCTTTATCAACCGAAAGCTGCATGGTGGAGTTGTCATTGTTCCTCCTGCTGCGTGCCAGCGGTATTTTACTTGTATCGTGATTGACAAGGAAGCGCACATCCGTAAGGTCTGCATGATCTAGCGCCCCTCTGTCAATAACCTCGAAGAAATCAAAAAGATCCGTTTTGGATTCGTACACAATAGGAGTTCCAGTAATGATTGCTCCATGCTTCTCATCCTGCTCTGCACGTACCTCAAACGCATAATTTCTGCGAAGCATCTCTTTTTTAACTTTCCCCATCTCCATCACCCTCCTGTATTGCTCCGACGCCAAGGTTCTGCATTTGATAATCATTCACAATGCTTGTGTCAATGTAGTTCAGCGACTGTTTTCTTTTTCCGTTGAGTTCTGGCAAAGGACGCATACCAAACATCACACGAATTTCGTTATCATATGCCGCCCCTCGATCGCCAAGAATTTTTGCAAGTTCAAGCTTTTGCGTGGTTGTCATAAAGATCAGCTCTTCCGCATAGAAAACAATCTTGTTTCCATATCCAAGATTTTCACGGCTTGAAAAAATTCCTTTTGTAAAACATTGCCCAAGCTTTATGACGATCGGTTCAAGCGTCTTTTGATAAAATGCCTCATATTGTTCCTTTGTGTAATCTCCGGTTAAAATGCAAAGAGGAACGCCAAAATTCCGTAAAATTTTTTCATCAATAAACTTCAAAGTGTCTGGATCAACGACTTGGAGATTTCTTTGAATCGGAATAAATTCTGATTTTAAATCAGTTCCAAGGATGCCATTTTCCGAATTTTTCAGCTTTTTTTCAAATTCCTTGATGGAATTTTCGGCAGTTCCATCATCGATGATTGTGTTATACTTCACAATACCATTCACAGCGAAACTGCTTTTTAATGCTTTCCCGACACCCTGCAAAAGAATATGATTCAGTTTCAGTGTTTCAAGCAGAGAACTGTGATCTGGCTGACCGAGTTCGTTACCTCCCATGTAATCATTCACTGAGAAATTAAGCCGAATGTGAATCAAATCATCATATCGGATAAAGTCGGATACATAGCCATTGTTAAAATGAAACTTTATCAGAAGATTGCCTGTTGGGTCTTCGAAAAAGCTTACTGTACTTGGTTGAATGGGATAAAGTGCTGTAAGCTTTCCGTTTTCCCTGACTGGTAAAATAAAGCTGTTATAATTCAAGAAGAGATTCCATGCGATCTTTTCCAAAAAGTCAGAGGTCGACATGATCTCATTTGGCTTATCAAGCACATCCTGAATGCTACTGTCCTGCGGGATACTGTCTACGCCACCAACAATTCGGACGTGTGTTGGATTGAGCTTCGAGATTTCCCGCACGATACACGAGATCGCCTGCTGCACCACATCCGAAGCATAAATGTTGTTTCCGAACTGCGAAAAAATGGGAGCTTGTCCGTTCATCATTCGGGCATACAAAGCATTGCGCTTCTTTTCCTCGTACTTTTTCTTAAAATTATCAAACAGCCCCATTTCATCACCTCATTACATCGCTTCTATACCGCCGATACATCTCGTATGCGATAATCAGCGTGACAGCTCCATCGATTCTCTTCGACGGCTGCCCGTCCACTTTTACAGCTTGTACGTTCCCAAGGTTGTCCATCTCCATGGCTGCATTCCCAAGGCACCAAGCATCAATTTCATTCTGATTGTAATTCACATTTCTTGCTTTCAGATCAGCCTCGCATAGTTTCATTGCATTCGACAGTGTCAGCTTGTTTTGCAGCACAAGTTCGCTTTCAAAACCATACTCTTCCATGCGACGCAAAAACTCTTTTGAAAAGCGAACGTCATATCCGCATTTGTAAAGCCGAAATCCATACTCTTTGTATAGCTGGAAAAACCAGTCTGCAACGAGTGTCAGGTCTATGTCATTGCCATCACATATTGTGAGAAGCCCTTGCTTTGCCCATTCTTTATACTTTGCTCCTGCTTCTGTATCGTCTGAATTTTCCAGCTTGCTTTCCGGTATCCAATAGTGAGAATGGATGTACTTGGTTTTCATTCCCTTTTTGCAGATCAGGATTTTTGCGCTTGTCATATCCGTGGTTTCTGACAAGTCAACCGCTCCCAAGCACAACGCATTGCGGAACGTTTCTAAATCATAAACCGCCTCATACTTATAGTCCTCAACGCCAAGCCAAGCCTGTACGCTGTTTTGCTTGAAATTGAAATCTTTGGACAGCACAAAGATTCTGTCGCTCTTGCTTTTGCGTGCCATATCAATCTGGGTGCGAAGATAATCCCATTTCTTGACGGTTCCGAGCGATGGATTTGATTTCTGCCAGCTTCGCTCATCCGCCCATACCTCCTGCTCGCTGTCCTGCGTATAAAGCCATGGCAAAAGACGTTCGGCAGCAACTCCGGTATCCTCCCCATGAATCACTCGCCTGCAATCTCTCAAAATCTCATCCAGAGCTCCGTCTACAACGAAGCCCTCCGTTGTAATGATAATAAGCTTCGGATTGTCTTTCAGACTCTGTGACTGCTCTATCGATTTCAAAATAATGTTCGTTTTCATTTCATGAACTTCGTCCACTACAGCAAAATCGATGTTACGCCCTTCCTTGTTTCTTGTTCTGTCAGACAGCTTAAAAATCTTGGAGTTTGTCGCAAGGATACGAATGCATCGCTGATTTTTCCGTGTATCTTGCTGATTTGGGTCAATCATCAAGCGCATTGTGTCGATGGCATCGTAAAGAATAGATGCCTGAGAATCATCATTGCTGGAACAAACAAGATCGGCGCCCTCATTGCCCACGATCGATTCTGTCAAGGTCAATCCGGAGCAGGTTTCACTCTTTGTGTTTTTTCTGCCGATCAGCAACACGATTTTCTGAAAACGATCGATGTGTCTTTCAAACCCAGAGGGATCGATATACGTTTTATCAGCAAATTTAAAACTATAAACCACTTCGATAAGCGCTTTTTGCCACTTCATGAGTTTCATCGGCTTCCCGTAAAAAGGAGACTTTGTGAGCCGGATGCAGTTTTCCATAAAGTCTATTCGTGTTTCTGCATCTGTGGTGTCATATATATACCGAGGGTTTCTCATATCGGTGATGAGATTATCAAGTTCTGTGATAAGTTCAGCACCTGCAATTATTTCGCCACTCCCGATTGCTTCTCGGTATTCTAGTAGGTAATTAGACATTATTTTTTCTCATCTGATTCAGATACTGCCGCAGTGGTGATTCCTCTGTTTCATCGCATTTTCCAATCGCACTCAAAACAATCTTGATACAGTTATTGTATTGCTGCAATAACACTTTGTATTGCCTCGCCGCACATGTTTCTCTGTGCTGATTTTGGTTTTTGGGATTTGTTTCAATAAAAGGGAGCTGTTTCAGCTGTTCCAGCTTCAGTTCCAGAAAAACGATTTCGCCGATCAGTTCGGATACGACCGTTCTCACAGATTCCTCCAAATCGTCTGCCAGTTTCCGCAATTCTTCTTCTCTTGTCACGCCAACCCCTCACTTTTCAAAATTTCAGAAAAAACTTTTGGAAAAATCTCAAAAATTCACTTTCTGCGAAAATTACGTATTCCCTATGCAATCCCCTTTGGGCATTTTTTCAGCTGGGTAGGGGGGAGTATTTTTCAAACCAATCTTGGATATACTGTGTTTCTGCCCCAGCCGCTTTTGCACGAACCAAGCATGTTTCCATCGGTGTATCAATGAACACTGATTTATTAACACCAAGCACCTCTGCCGTCCGTTCTCTTTGTCCGCTTGATGGAAATCCTCCAATGATATACGCACTGTGCCACCTGCCACGCCGTACTTTGACCATATCTATCAGGCAATCATACAAGCCGAATACATTATCTGTCAGTGCTCTCGGCTTCCCATTTCCATGGCGAATAGACTGCCACAATCTGTCGTAACTTACAATGATATCACTGTCATCTGCAACCCCATCAACCCATGTATGCTTACCTGCATACGGAGCGCCATATACAAGGTACACTTGCTTGACTACGCCATGCGGTTTGCCTCCAAATCCAAATCTCTTGTGTATCTCATTATGACACCTAAAATGCACAAAGATGATATTATCTGGATTCAGAGATACCATGCTGTCATCAACATTGAGCAACGTGAGTTCTTGCTTGTGGTGTGCAATGCAATCATAAGCTTTTACGATTGGCTTACCACAATGCGCACAGATCACAAACCCATCCGCAGATGCACGATCTATGCGCAACTGTTTGACAAACGCTTCCCACTTTTTCGACTTATAGAACGCTTGCAACTTATCCATCAAATTGCCACCGTCCCATCTGTGCACACGACTTGATCTCCATTGAAATATGCGTTGCTATTCCAGCCGGCGGAAAGCGTTATCTTTTTCCACTCTGCCATTGTCCCCGTATACCTGAGAGTCGGAGCGCTTGACACTTGCCCTGCATGATACTTTGTGCCAGCACCAAGAAACGCATTTGCCCCGATGCTTTTAACTTGTCTTCCAATTGTGATCGAATTTGTCCAATCACCAGTAAAAGCCGCATCACCAATTGTGGTACAATTGACAGATAAAGAAACCGGAGAGGAACTTTCAAATGCAACTGCTCCAGTATTCACTGCTCCAACTCCATCTGCTACAACCACTTCATTTACACCATTGATACTATATATCGGTGTGTATGAGGAGAGGTTGTCGTATTCATCTGTGTTTCCAGTTCCGCTTATTTCAAGCTTACCGCTACAGTATAACGTCCATTTCAGCGTGCCAGCTGCATTCATTGTTCCCTGTTCTACAGCAACTCGACCTTCCAGTTCACTGATTCTGCTCAGGATGGTATTTTGCGTATCCTTGATGTTTTGCATTTCAAGCACAAGCGCAGACAAATCCTCCAAGCATTTGTTTTCTTTCACACCATATACAGACACAATATCACCTCTTTACCATCCGCTTGACTCTGCGATTTCCCGCCGGAGTTGCAATTCTTTTTCTTTCATTTCCAGAGCCTGCGGGTCATTTGCCCAATTTTCCGAATCGTAGTTTTTTAGGCACAAGTTAAGCGCCGCAACATCCGGCAAAGCTTGCCGTTCTGTTTCCTCTTCATACTCGCACACAGCACCAGTTTCGTCTTTTTTCTTGTATCGCTTCTTTTCTGTGTAGGTGAAACCGATTGCTCTTTTCACAATCGCACCTCTAAGCTGTAAAATCAACGCCTGCCGCCCATTTTTTATAAGCTCCGCAAATTCCTTTTTTTCCGCTTTGTATCTGTAAAAAGTAGAGCACGCAATACCGAGATTATCGGCAATTTGCTTTTCGGTAGCTCCACTTTGCAGCCACTCACGAATTTCCGGAAATCTCGTCTTCACCGCTGTTTCGTACAAGCATTTTCGCCCACGTTTCTTCATGCGTGTTCCACCACCTTTTTATACAGCTATTGTACACTGTTTTCAGGAATGACACCATAGAACAGTTTGTGCCTTTTTTGTGCCGTAAATGTGCAAAAAGAGCGCTGCCAACAGACGGAATACCCTGCCAACAACGCTCTTACCCTACATATCATAGAGTTCTCGTATAAAGTCTTGTGCAAAAATGATCGGTCGCATTGCATCTATTAGCTTTGTGCGCCGCTTAGATATCACGGACACATCCACATTAAAGTATTCTGCGATACACTCGTGAGTCCAATGCTTAAAGTATTTTAATTCTATCAAGTCATAATACGGGTCCGATTCTACACGCTTTAATGCTTTTTCTACAAGCGAACAAAGTTCTGGTACAACTCCATTTTGTTTCAAATCCGGATATTCATATAGTATCTTTTCCGTTTTCTTGAAGCTGTCCAATTGGCGTGCCTTTACCAGCCTATGTCTTTCAAGTTCCGTCACAACACGCTTCGCTGTCTGATTTGACACTTTGTCGATCAATTCATTTGCATTCACACTTTCACCTCCTTTTTATCGCTATCCAAGTTCACACCTATTTCCTCCCGCATCGACCGGCAGAGTGCCGGCAAGTCCACACGATGCAGGGAGAGGGCAGCGTAGTATGGCGTGCACAGCTCGTGCTCAATTGCCTGTACCTCTGCCTCTGTCGCATCTCCCCGTGCACAGCGGCATAGGATGCGACGGTAGCGATCGAAGGCAAGGCGCAGGATACACGCCGCCAGCTGTACATAGGCATCGTCTATGCTGCGTGGGTCGGCGATCCACTCGGTTTCCTCCGGCGAGGATGCTTCCAGCCGCCGTGCCTTGCAGCGCTCCCGATATGCCTGCTGGGTGGCGAGGATGCGGTCACGGTTGGCGAGGTACCGGCTGCGGAAGTTCCACGAGGGCTGGATTCGCCCGCATTGTTTACAGGTTCGGCGTGACATGGCGAATCACCTCAATCATTCTGTGTGAACTCGATGGACTGGATCATCTCCGGCAAGAAGTTGATCTCGTAGTGATACGGGTCAACGTGTGCGCCGCTGATATCCTCCACCGTGTAGACCGTCCACTCGTTCAGGTACACATAATCCACCTTGTACTGATTCTGGGCGACTTCCAGCGTAACGACAAGCTCGTGATTGCTGTTGTTCGACAGAGAAAAGTACCCGATCAGTTCCAGAATCGGCTTGTCCGTTCTGGCATTGATAACGGACAGCCGGCGTTCCACGTTGAAATAGTCTGCTTCTTTCTGGACGTTGTATGTGGCTCTCTCCGCCTCCGTGCAGCCAGTCATAGATGCAGCCATCATGCATGCAGCAGTTACAGCTGCGATAATTCTTTTCTTCATGTGTTAGTTCTCCTTGTTTTGTCTTTTCGCTCGGTTTATGCTCGGTTAACGCTCGCGTGCGTTAGGCTTACGCTCGGCGTGCGTTAGCGTTTCTTCCGGTTCTCCCGATACTGTTTCTGATACGCTTTTCGCCGGCGTATGGCACAGGCGTTGCAGAATCTCCGATTGCTTTGCACGCCGACCATCAGCTTACCACAGGATTCACATTTCTTATTCGTCATGGTTTATTTCACTTCCTGTCATTCGTCGGGATTTTCCCGACTATTTTTCAATTGTTCTTTAAGCGCTTTGTTGTCGGCGCTCAAAAACAAAACTCCCAACATACAAAAAACAATCAATGCGACTTTCATTTTTTCATCATCTCGTTCCAGCACGCTTCGCAGTCGCCATTTCCAATTTCGAACAGTGTCTCTTGCTCCATTTCCGCTTCATTTCGTCCCTCCTCAATCCGTCGAAGCTCTCTATCCAGCTTAACCCCAACGCTCCGATCCACAAGCTCCGGTCCGAGGTATCCCCGCATCTGTTCCATCATGATCAGCAGGTCGCCAGTCTCTTCGATCAGGTCGCCCACCTTGCAGACTGGCTGCGGAACCGCTTGACCTTCTGTGCTGCAAGAATAAACTCAGACGCTTCCTCCACCGCCTGTTCCAGCTGCTTCCATATGTCCCTGTGAGACATGATCTCCCAGAGTTTCTTCTTCTGTTCAGCGTTCATGTGTTCCTCCCTCGCTTTTGCCGTTCCATCATTTTTTTGAGATATCGTTCTCTGTACGGTCTTTTCATGTATGCCGGATTCTCTGCGTTCGCTCTGTCACGCTCCTGCGCCCGTCTGGCAAGCCGTGCTTTGTATTCCGCATAATCGGGGCACTTAATGTGACAGACCGCACAGCGGCTCTCACAGCCTTTACAGGGCGCATCCGGATTCTTCGGTTTCTTTTCTTCGCTCACGCCATTTCTCCTCTTCCAGCGGTGTAATGGTAAAACAGTAACCCGGCTTCGCTTTGTGCCATATCTTCTGCGCAAACAATTCCACCACAAGGGAATCGTCCTTCCAGTATCCAAGCTCTGTCATGATGTCCTGCATGCTCTTCAGCAGGTTGTCCACGTCCGGTCTTGTCAGCCGATAGTCCCCGTCATGATGCCCCCTGCTGTACGGGAACCTCCACTGCACCGCAAGGCGCACCGGGCAGCAATACGGCTCTTCCGGCACAAACGGCTTTAAGTACGCCCGCAGCGTCTGCTTCATCGCTTTCACGTTCGGCGGATCGTAGAAGATCACTCTCCCCGCACTGCAATAAGCTTTGCGCTCCTGTGCCGTTGCCGTGCACGGTCTGCACTGGATGTAGAAATGCAGTCTTTTGTTTTCCATGCGTTCCCTCCTCAATTGCCCGCCATCCCACCGCTTGCTTGCTGTTACGTCTCTCCGCTTTTCGTGGTGTGCGCCTGCATCAGCACATCCACCAGCCCGCTGCTGATCATGGACTCCGGCAGGGTGTCCTCCAGGTACTCCCGATAGGCAGAGGTTCCGGCGGACTCCTCGGTGTGCGGTGCAGCAGCATCGAACGAAACAAGCGAAGCGCTATCTTCTTTATCTTCTTCTACTTTCTCAATATCTTCTTTTACTTTCTTATACTGTTGGGACGACCCTGGGCTTACCTTGGGACGACCTTGGGACGACTCTGGGAATTTGCCTGGGACGCTCTGAAACTTATCGAAGTGATTGATCGCAAATACGGTGTATTTCGGATACTTCGACCTTGTGACCTCGCCTGTGGCTTCCAGATGCCGTATTGCGGTTCTCACTTTGTCCACGCTGAGCTTGGTTTCCTTTGCAAGTATCGCATAGCTGGACACCCGGCTGCCCCGCCTGACCGTGATCCCGTGCCACTTGCTGTCCTCGATGGACACCGTCAGCAGCAGGTGCAGAAACACCACCTTCGTGTTGACATCGTCGTACCACTCCCACTTCAGTAGGCTGCGGTAAAGCTTGATGAAGCCGTTTTCCAGCATGTTGTATCACCTCGGTTAAAACGGTGTCTCTCCGTCGCTGAGAATCTCTTCAAAGTCGCTGAGATCGCCCAACTGCATGGGTGTCTGCTGTGCCACATCCCGCTGGTAGGTGTGCACCGGAGCGCTCTGCGGGCTTGCCGTGTGTCCTGAAGGCGGAGCGCTCTGGGTGCTCTGTGCACCATCCCTGTTTCCCACGAATCCCACATTGTCGCAGTGCACTACCATGCTGTGGTGCTTGGTGCCGTTCTGGTCGGTGTAGTCGTTATTCCGCAGCTCGCCGGACAGCTCGATCCAGCCGGCCTTGCGGAAATACCGGCTGACGAAATCCGCCGTCTGCCGCCATGCCACGCAGCTGATAAAATCCGCCTCCCGTTCTCCAGTCTGTTTGTTGGCGAAGCGGCGGTTCACCGCCACACGGAACTGGCAGACCGATACGCCGCTCTGGGTCTGTCTGAGCTCGGGGTCGGCGCAGAGCCGGCCGGTGATGAGGATGCTGTTCATGGTTAACCTCCTAACACATCTGAGAAGTCCGCTTCCTCCGGTGTTTCTGCGACTTCTGCGACTGCTTCTGCGACTTCTGCGACTGCGGTCTGCTCAGAGGCCGGCGCTTCCACATGCTCCACAAATTCCGTTGCGCCATCCTCGTGCAGCACTGCCATATCGTTGGTAATGGCACGTTCCATCTCAATGGACATGATGCCCCACTTGCTGATCAGCTGCCGGAGCATGGTCTTGCACGCCATTCCGTCAAAATCCTTTTCCCAGAAAGTGTACCCTTTTCCGGCGGAATAGCCCTTGGAATAGCGGCGTGCGTGGGACTCCATCTTCTCCCTGCTCCAATAGATCGCCTTCCGGAATCCGTTGGTGTATTCGAACATGGCATAATATCCGGAGGTTGGTGCTTCCTCCCGCTGTCTTTCATCCGGAATCAGCTGCACCTCGATTTCCTCATTCAGCGGGTCGAATCGCACCAGCTCTCCCGCCTTGATCGGCAGCACATTCAGCTTTTTGTACTGTCCGGAACAGATCGCCAGCTGGATATATCCCTTGTATCCCAGCTGGAACTGCGCTGTTTTCCGGTGGTTCTTGTTGTCGTTGAACGGCACGAGGTAATATTGCCCCAGCTGCGGTGACGGCGACAGGTTCAGCCCCTCGCCCAGAAGCCCCGCAGATAGAATTGTCCCTGCATCGCACTCCTGAAGCGCCGGATTTGCACTGACTGCGGAGGTGATCGCTGTCACAAATCTTGCTGCACGCTTCGGGTCTGCCAATGTGTTCTGGATCAGCCGCTTGTATCCGTCCGACTGAATCGCAACAGTAAACGGCAACTTCTTTCCGCTGCTGCTTGCCAACTTGTTTTGTACTGCCATGTTATTTCATCCTTTCTGTGTCCTGATAGATTCCGCTTTCTGTGCTCTTCCGCAGCACACGGAACGAAATCCCCTCTCGCTTCATGTAGTCCCGCAGATCCATCATCTGTGTGCGTGTACAGGTTGCCAGAAACGCAGCAGAGCCGACAGGGTCCGGAAGCGTGACCGCCTCCCGTGCTGCTGTCATCGCATCCACTTCCAGTGTCTCCGGAATGCGTTCCGGCGGGGCTTGTCGTTTCTGCTCTGCTGCTTCTCTGCGCCGGAAGAGTTCCGCAGCCTGCAGCGTCTTGGTCATGTTATAGTGCTTTTGATACTCTGCAAGGATTGCAGAGAGATAGGGCTTGTCCCGGAACTGCTCCCGCAGCACTGCCAGATCGTTCCGGATTCGGTCGATCTGATCTGTGAGTTCCAGTTTTAGCGCTTCTGTGCGCTGCGAAACATTTGCCCACTTCGGATTCAGAATTGCATCAAACCGGATAAACTCCCGCAACTCCCCGTCCGAAATGTAGTCCTCAAAGGTCTGGTACAGCTGGTTGTACTTCTCCTGCTTCCTCGCATCCTCAAAGCTTTTGAGCTGTGTGTCAATGGCGGCAATGGGAGCTTGAATCATGCTGACAAGTGCCTTGCACTGTACCTCAAATGCCTCATACGGGGCAAGGCAGGTGCGCTTGATCTCTTTCCGCTTGTCCTCGATTGCTTTCACCAGCTGGTTCAGCTTCGCTTTGTCTGATTTGGCAGCTTTGATGCTGTCCTCTGTGACCACCAGATTCTGATAATACGCCAGTTTCGGCGCAATCTGCTCTTTCAGTTCCTCGAAATTCCAGTCGATCCGCTGCGGCAGCACAGACAAATCGGTATTCACAACAAAATCCATAAAATATCACCACTCCTCTCTTAAATTTCCGGCAGGATCAGCGCCGGTTTCATCTCGGTTTGTACCAGTTCCCAGAATGTTTCTTCCTTTTCCAGCAGCCATGCCAGATCGTCAAGAACATCCGCACGATTCACAAAATATTCCCGTATCTGCTTTCTTGGTACACCGCCGGAATGGTATCGAAGATATGCATACAAGTACACGAAATCCCATCCGGTGGCGAGCAACTGGTGCAGTACCTGCACATAATAGTTCTGCGGCAGACGGTTTTCCCATGTCTCCCACTGTGCAGCGTTCTGAATGGTGCAGGTCTTGATTTCCAGAATGCCCTTGCCATCATCGCCGGTCAGCTCCCCGTCCAGTGTGGCGTAGAGCCAGCTGTGCCTGTCCTCGGCATACATCCGGTATGGATGATATGTCACCTGAAATTCCGGATGCTCGACTTGAAACAGGTTTCGCAGCACAGATTCTGCTGCTACGCCAAATGCGACCGCAGGCTTGTCCGAGATATCTTCAGCGCAAGAATGCCCTGTCTTCTCCTCCCACAACTGCACATTCGTCTTGTAACGATTCATCCCGACCACACATGCTGCATCGCTCCCGCCAATGCCACGCTTTCGGCACGCCAGCCAATCTGCACGTGTTTCGGGATCACACAAAATCATTTGACAAATCCCTCGCTTTCTGTTATACTAGTAATGGTTTATTTTTTATCCAAGTCCCCGTCATCGGTTGCCGCCGGTGCGGGGGTTTTTTCTGTCCGGACTCTGCCGCAGAGCCAGTCCAGCGACACGCCGAAATAGTCGGCAATGGCGCAGATGGTGGACAGATTGGGGCAGCGCTGGCGGTAGTAGCAGTTCTCCATGCCCCACAGGGTCGCATGTCCGACGCCGACGTGCTGCGCCAGCTCCTTGAGGGACATCCCTGCGGCGCTGCGCATGCCGTACAGGTTGGCGGCGAGGGCTTCTGGATGGTACGTGTACAACATCACGCATCCCTCCCGAAAATCCGCTGGTGCATCTCGTGGAGCAGCTCCCGCATGATGACTCTGCCGCTGACCTTTGGCACAGTGTCCGGCACGCTCTGATGCCAGTGTCCGCACCACTCTGCGGTGGTGTAGCCCAGCGTCTTGCAGCGGGGCGCAGGGATACGGGAGCCGTCCGGCTCTGTCGCCGTGCCCAGCGCTACCACATAGGCAGGCGTGCCGGTGACCTCCGGCGCAGCCAGACTGCACGTGTACAGCTCATAGGCGCTGCGCCATACTCTGATGGGTTCTTCCATTGTTCTTTTCATCCATATGCAGCTCCCGCAGGAGCTTATTCTGTTCTTTCCGTGTACAGGGACTGGTCAGTATCTCGTGGCGGATCGCTGCCGGACTCCATCCCTCTGACAGCATGCGCCGGACGTTCCGCCGGAGCTGCTGTGCCTGTCTGGAGGGCGCTCCGCCCCACTGGTGCAGCTTGTCCATCTGTCCCGCCTCCTCTCTGCGTGTCCTCGAATATCCTGCACGGGTACAGCCTCGACCGCTCCGGACAAAGGCTGTACCAGTAGCAGGTTTTGCAGGTGGGTTCACTGCTGTTTTTCCTGTGGTTTTTCTTCCCGCAGGAAGTCGTATTTTCCGGTGGTATCATTTCGCACCTCTTCCACAAAGCCGTGCACGTTCACGCCGAACAGCATCCGGAACAGGTCATCTGTGGTGAACTGCATCTCCGGATTCACACGGACTTCCCGTATATTTGGACTTGCCATGTGTCCACCCCCTTTACGCCGCATCCCGCTCGATCAGCGGGTAGATGTCATCGGATTTCAGCAAATCGTAAATAAACAGCCGTCCCTTTTGTGTCCAGTAGGTGTGCGGGTCGGCAGCGTGCTCTGTGCCGTCATCGCCGTGGTAGGTGTGCGTCTTGGTGCTGGTGTAGCCCATGCCCGCATACTTCTGATACAGCAGCCACGTCTTGCCTTGCTTGTACTGCACGCCGTGCTGGTGGAGATACTCGTTCAGCTTCTGGGCGCTCCACCCGTAGTCCTTGGCGATCTTGCCGATGGAGATCAGGTCCTTGCAGTTCAGTACCACATCGTAGTAGCTTGCCTTGGGCTGCAGCTCTGCGATCTGCTGGTTCTGCACGGCAACGGTGGTCAAGAGTTGCTGTTTTTCTTTCTGCTCTTCAATCCAGCGCTGCGCACGGAGCACGGGATCTTCAATCATGTAGCTGTCACGCTGCGGAAGTCCATGTACGCTGAAATAGGTGTCCACCAACACTTCATACGCTTCCCACGCCTTGTCGGTGTTCAGGCTCTTTGCCAGCATCAATGCTCCCTTTTCTGTCCAGAGGTAGAAGGCGTTTACCTTTGCGCCCGGAACGAACCCGCAATTTGCGTAGTCGTTCTTAAATTCTCTCAGCACATCGCCAGTTAGACAATAGTAATGCTTTCCCTCTGTGTAACGTTCTTTATTCCGATTGAAGTTTTCGGAAATTCTCCGTTCAGTGGTTTCGTACCGCTCCGCAATTTGCGCAGTGGTCAGTACCCGCTGGTTGTTGGTCTCAATGACCTGCAAATTGTCGTTCATGCTTTTTCCTCCTCCTTGTTTAAACCTTTTTGCACTTGTCCATCCACTTTGCAGCAGCGATGACAGATGATTTGTAAAGAACTTCGCTTGCTTCCTCTTTGGTAAGGCCACAAACAATTTCGAAGAATGATACCATTTTCTCTACATCGATATTGAAGTGAATACAAGTATCATACAACGATATTGTTTTTGCAAAAGCTACATCCATGTTCAAACCTCCTTTCTTTCATATAAAATAATCTGCGGAGCGCTCAGGATTTGCACCCAAGTTGATCTCATCGCTCCATCTGCGGCAGCCAGCCACGGCTGCCGCTTGGGAAGGTAGTTTGAAGATGTTGGTGAGCGGTTTTGCGTCATGCTCAGGACGGTATGTCATTTATCCAGCAGCAAATCTTTCAGCTGTTGCATTCGGTGTTCCACCTGCTCGTGTGTAGCAAATATTTCTGTGGCTATTGTCTCTGTTTCTGCGACATAGCATACTCTGTTTGATTTTTCACCGGCGACAATGGATGCTACAGCATCCAAATTTATTAGATCGCCGTCGTTCAATTCAATCCATCTCATAATAATTTTCCTTTCTGATTACTCGCCAAGGACAATATATTGCAGATCGCATTCGCCGTCCGTGTCCTCTGTCCACTGTCTTGCCGCTTTTCGCATTTCCTCATAGCTGTTGTAGCAACCGATCTCTTCACCCAGATCAACACCGGTTTTGTAGGTGTCGTATAGGATATAGGTTTTCATGTTTTATCTTCCTTTCTGTTGTATTCCCTGCTCTGGTATGGTATAATGAAAGCACGGGAAGGGGGTGATATATATGACTTGTTACAAATGCGGATCCACGCATGTTATTCGAAACGGACACACACCAACAGGCGACCAAAAATTTCTTTGTAAAAGCTGCGGCAGATCTTTTAAAATTGCCGCTGATCGATATATCGGGTTTGATGAAGGGACATATCGAAAAAAGAACAAAAGTTTTGATAGTTCAACTGCGCCCATATCCTCTGAAAATCCTTCGATGATAATGAGTAGTAAAAGCACGCCAATTGCATTTCTTCTGCTTATGCTTACAATTTTTGGAATTGCTGGGATGCACCGTTTCTATGTCGGCAAGATAAAAAGCGGGATTCTTTATCTTCTGACGCTTGGCTTTTTTGGTATTGGAAGCATTGTCGATATCATTAAAATGCAGCGTGGAACATTCACAGATAAAGATGGAAAACCGTTACAAAAAGCCCAGAAGAAGTAAGAACTAGGACATTTTTTCTTTAGCGAGGTGATTGCGGCAAGCCTCATAGATTGATTCGGCAGTCAGACTCGATGGCGTTTTATTCTCATGAATCACCATACTTTGTCGGTTTTGCAGTTCCAGTACAAGACCGGCAATTTCTTTTTCTGTGCCTTTTATTGTGATTTCCATTTTCGTTCACCTCCCTCATGTTGTTTTCCTGTAAATGGCTGTTTTGTCGAATCCTGTCGAAACCGTTGAAAAACCTCGTTTCATATGATAAAATAGGAATTGACAAATTATGCTTTAATCAGGAAAAAGGGGCGTGCAGCATATGCAAAATATCATCGATTTTTTCAAAGAAAATACAATGACAAAAATTTCATTCTGTCTTTCCATTATTTCATTCTGTCTTTCCATCTACAATTTCATTCGCAATTTATGGGAAAATCATAAGAACCTTGAAGTTTCATTTGGATTCATGGAAGAGCCAGGGTGTTCTGCGCAGCATATTCAAATCAACGTCATCAACAAATCGTGCAAACAGATCACCATATCAAATATAAAAATAAAAACAGATTCCGGCGTACTGGAAATGATAAATGAATGCGTCCGATATATGAGCACCACGCACAAAAGCAACGGCGAAAAAATAATCGATAACGAATATTACACATCTACAACACCGTTTTATATTTGCGAACTTGGCTGCTACTCTGGATGCTTTATGATTTCCAAAACCAAAAAAAGAAACTATTTGAAATGCAATGAAAATGTAGAAATTATTCTCGGAACAAATCGTGGAAAAGTCAAAAAGAAAATAACCACTCCTGATTCTTACGAGAACCCAAGGCGCATCAGCGGTTCATAAACGCAGTGATAATTCCCATAATGATTGACAGAATTGACATCACCAGTGTTGCGTACACCATCCAGTCATCCATTTCCGTTCACCCCCTCCTGTGTGTTCAGTCGTTTTTTAGCGTGCGCACATTTGCGCTTGCTACGATTATTATTATACGCATTTTTGCGTTTGCTGTCAATATATTTTTTCAAAAAACATACACAAATATGCATTCTTATTTCTGTTGATATTGCACAAATGCGTATTTTCGAAAAGAAGTGCAGCATTATCCTATTGACAACATACGCAATTGTGCGTATAATAATAGAAGACAAAAGGAGGTGATTCACATGATTAAAGACAATCTCAAAAAAATAAGAGAAGAACGTGGACTTACCAAAAGAGAACTTTGTGAAAAAACAGGAATTTCAGAGCGAGCCTATCTTACTTATGAATTTGGGGAACGTGAGCCGAAAATCGGTGTCATCCAAAAGCTTGCAGATTTTTATGATGTATCAATAGATCGCCTGCTCGGAAGAGATGAAAGCCGTTCTGACTACATTCAAAGGCTTGCAGACGAGCAAGGACTTGACAGCTCACAGCGCAGCCTGCTCGCAGCGTTTTGCTACTCAGACGAAGCAGGGCGGGACAAACTAATGAAAGCCCTCATGGAGGTGTACAACCACAAAAAGAAGAACGATGAAACCTAATCAAAGAATCTATTGAAGCCGAGGAGGCAAAAAAATGAAAATCAAAAATACGTCTAAGAATGGTCCTTGATCTCCACAACCAAAATAACACGAAATAATCCAAAAGTCGAAACATATCTGACCAAAACGCCGTTTTTTCTGACGAACGATGCTTTTTCCCAGTTTTCTGGTAATTTGTCCATAAAATGGAGATGCGTATTTTCGCCGGTTTGCCGTACCCTAATCAGAGGGCGATAAGCTATGGTGAGCATCATCTTTGTGGACGATATGCCGGAGTCCACAGACAAGGCACAGGCGGCGTTCCGAGCGGTTTGCGACCGGCACGGTGTCTCTTGCGCCATCACATCTACCACCACCGCAGAGAGCTTTCTGGCGTGCGTGGCGAAGCATGATTACGATGTCTACGTGATCGACATCGAGCTTCCGGGAACACGTGGCGACAGGCTGGTCCGGGCTGTGCGTGGCATCAATCCGCTGGCAACGATTGCATTCCTGTCGTTCCATGTGGGGCACGGGAACATTGCGGTTCAGCTGAACGTGGATGCGTATCTGTACAAAGTGTATGAAATGCGGGAGATGCAGCGACAGGTTGAAATCCTGCTCAAAAAATGCGCATCGAAACGGCAGCACTACAGATTCCACACGGCTACAGACGTGGTAGATATCGCCGTGAATGATATCCTGTATATCGCATCGTACCACAGGAGCGTTTACGTGCACATGCGTGACGGAACTGTCCACAACGTCTATCACGTGACGCTGGCGGGTTTGCAAGAGCAGCCGCACTTTTTCCAGTTTGAGAAAATCTCACGGAGCCTGCTGGTCAATGCGGATGCCGTGACGGAAGTCAACTGGAAAGCAAACGCCATGTGGCTCAGCAACGGAGAACGTTTGCGGTGCAGCAGCTCTGCACGGCGAAAAATCATCGAAAAGATGTCCAAAGCAGATCAGCGTGACGGTCACGAAATGTCTGATACGGAGGTGGATACTCTCAGAAAATGAAAAGTGCCGCCCTGCCAGAATCGGCAGAGCGGCGATGTACATAATTATTTTACATTTAAATTTTCAATACGTATTGACAAAACACGTATTTTATAGTATAATAAGTACATGAGGTGATGAGAATGACATTCAAAGAAATTGAAAAACGAATCAAAGCGGATGGCTGGGTGTACGACCATTCAAGAGGTTCTCATTACTGTTATAAACACCCAACGAAAAAAGGAACTGTCGTGATACCGCATCACAGCGGCGACATTCCAAAAGGCACTTTGAATTCGATTTTCAAGCAGGCAGGGCTGAAATAAGCCCTTGCTTTTGCATATCCTGTCTTCTTCCTTGCGTAGGAGTGGGTTGAAATGTCATATCCGAAGGAGGTCATAATTATGTTATCGATGTATCCAGCTTGTTTCTACAAAGAGGAAAACGGCTATTCTGTCATCTTTCCGGGATTGGACGTGGCGACCTGCGGTGAAAACGAACAGGACGCCATGGAAATGGCGGTGGATTGTCTGGCGGGCTATCTCTGGGACGCAAAACACGATGGTGAAACCGTTCCGGACGCTCCAAAGTTAGACGAAATCGACCTGAAAGCCGTTGCGGACGGTGTGCCGTATGAAAGTGCGTTTGTCACACTGGTGACCGTAGATGTAGAGGAATACGCCAAAAAGCACTTTGAAAAGGCGGTCAAGAAAACGCTGACCATTCCGGCGTGGCTGAACGAACTGGCGATCCGAAACGGCGTGAACTTTTCTCAGACCTTGCAGGACGCATTGAGAGAACAGCTGCACGTGAATTCATAACAACATAAAAAAACCGCCCCACGGCGGCAACCGTGAAGCGGCAAGAGGAAAAACTATTGCGATAATAGACTTCCCAAACAAGGTCTATTGTAGCATATTTCCTCTGAAATTGCAAGTACTAGGAGGAATTTTTTTATGCAGGCAGCAGCTTATGCACGATACAGCACAGAGCACCAGACCAGCAGCAGCATCGCCTACCAGATGCGGAAGATCGAGGAATACTGCGATTCTCACGGCATCACCGTATCCGCCCGCTACGCCGACGAGGCAATGAGCGGTACCAACACCCAGCGACCGGCGTTCCAGTCCCTCTGTCAGGACGCTGCGCTGCGGAAATTTGACGCTGTCGTAATCTATGACATCAGCCGTGGCAGCCGTGATGTTTCCGACTGGTTCGGTTTCCGGAAGCAAATGGCAGTCCTGGGCGTACAGGTCATTTCCGTGGAAGATCACATCGGCGATATCCTCAACCCTGCCGACTATCTGACGGAGCTGATCACCGTGGGACTAGGGCAGCATCACGTCCTCACCAGCCGGCAGAAGTCCATGGACAGCATCGCCACCAAGGCAAAGACCGGTCAATTTCTGGGAGGCACGCCCAACTTCGGCTATGACATTGTAAACGGCAGATATGTCATCAATCCGGCAGAAGCAAAGATCGTCCGGAAAATCTACCGGATGTACGCTGCCGGCAAGAGCTACGGCGAAATCCTCAGCGCCATTGGCGAAGTCCGTGGACGGCGTGGCAAGGTCATGGGGAAAAACAGCCTGTACTACCTGCTCCGGAATGAACGGTATATCGGCGTGTACAGCTGGTGCAAATATCATCACAAGATCATGGGCAAGTATGCCGGCAATCTGCCAAACGAAAATGCCGTCCGTATTGAGGACAGCATTCCGGCGATTATTGATAAAGATACATGGGAGGCAGTGCAGATGCGTATGGATGACAAGAAACATCGGGCGTGCAATAAGGCGAAGCGGAGCTACCTGCTCTCCGGTCTGATCGAGTGCACGGAGTGCGGTGCCAGCTATGTGGGGCATACCTCAACAAATAGCAGAGGCTATTCCACACGGTACTACTGCTGCGGGAACAAATACCGGAATCACACGTGCCACTCTCAGAACATCAACGCAGAGGAGCTGGAAGTGTTTGTGGTGCAGAATCTGCGGCAGTACCTCGCCAATCTGGACTATGAACAGATGGCACAGCAGATCGCCAGTCAGATCAATGGTGCAACAGCCGACCTAAAAGAAGAGCGGAAAGAGCTGGCGGATATCATCTTCCAGCTGGAAAACGGCACAAAAGCAATCCTCAAAGGCATCGACTATCCGGAGCTGCAAGAGGAGATGCTGCGCCTGCGTGTGCGGAAATCAGAGCTGGAGGATATCATCCAGCGTGGCAAGGAAAAGAACCCCGTCAGCGTGGAAAAGCTGGTACAGCTATTTCGGAATGCCATGGAGCGTCTGGATACCGACACCAAGCAGGTGTGCAAGGCGATGGTAAAAGTATACGCCCACTCCAACGGCGATTGTGACCTTGAAGTAGGCGTACATATGAATGGTTGCGGGAGCCAGATTTGAACTGACGACCTTCGGGTTATGAGTTGAAAGAATCTGTTTCATGCAGCTAATATTATTGCATATTTTCATGTGACTCCTCCTTGAGAATAAAATCAACCAAATACCATAATGTTCTTAAAAGAGTAAATACTTTCATGTGGTATTATGATATGCAAGGAGGTATTAATTATCATGAAAAAGAATCAAAAAGACATTTTGCTACAAGATTGGCTTGATACGTGGTATGAGATTTACGCAAAACCGTTCGTAAAAAAATCAACACTGGTTTCTTACGAATGCTACATTCGTCTTCATATCAAGCCATATATCGGAAATATCAAATTGTGTGATTTTAACACGATGACATTTCAACGCTTTTTCAATCAACAGTTTCAAAACGGCAGCTGCAAAGGGACAGCACTTTCTCCCAAAACCATCTATAATCTGCGAATGATGCTTCATGAAGCAATCGGCGATGCCGTAAAGAATGACTTAATGAAGTGCAACTATATAGAATACGTTAAACTTCCAAAGCTTCAAAAAGAAGATCAGCGTGTTCTTACGAAAAAGGAACAAGCAAAGCTTCTTACAACACTGAAGGCAAGCGATGATCCGTTTGCTTTCGGTGTTTTTTTCTGTCTTGCTACAGGAATACGTTTGGGAGAGTTGTGCGGTTTACGCTGGAGCGACTTTTCAGAACACAACGGAAAAGTAACTGTACACATTCAGAGAACTTTAAACCGTATTCCGGACTTGGAAAAAGGCACGGGAACGATTATTAACATTTCAGCTCCAAAGACAAAAGCTGCAAACAGAATCATCCCATTGAATCAAACTGTGGTTGAATTCTTGAAAAAGCATTGGATGAAACAGACAGAGTTACTTGGAAAAGAATATGCTACAGGAGATCACTATGTTCTTAGCCGTATTCCAAACAAACCAGTAGAACCAAAATTCATGCAGATGCGTTTCAAACGTTTTCTATGCGAGTCTCATATAACTGATGCAAACTTCCATGCATTGCGACACACTTTCGCTACAAGGGCTCTGGAAGCAAATGTAGATTATAAGACACTTAGTGTACTTCTTGGACACGCTAACGTCACTACAACAATGAATTTGTATCAGCATATTCTATTAGATCAAAAAATCGTTGCAATGGAAAAAATCCTACAGCAATTTTGATACTGAAAACGAAATAAATATTTTTCGTAAAGCTCATGCCGTTGGCGTGAGCTTTTTTATTGCCCAAAGGAGGTTTTTAATCTATGAACGCTGAAAAAAAGAGTGATTGGTATTTGGCAAGAAAAAAGATGCTGCGTCATGAAAAATATCTCATAGAAAAAGATCAAGAACATAGCGTCTTTCTTTCAGGTGATACAGAGATTGCCGCAAACATTGACGTTTATAAAGCAGTAGAACGAAATATGATGTTCGCAAAATTACGAAAAACCATTCAGCAGCTCAATGAAAAAGAACAGTATCTAATCACTTGCATTTATTTTCGTGATATGACAATTCGCCAGTATGCGAAAGAACAACACATTGCCTACGCAACTGCATGGGAACGTCATGATAAACTCTTGAAAAAGATGAAAAACGTAATGATTTCTGTGTAAAACGGCACATCCACACAAACACGCATATGAAAAACCTTATTTTACAAAAATATGAAATTGCAAAAAGGCAAAAGGAGTGTTTTACTTGCAAAAGATAATTTCTCATGGCTTTATCGCATTGAAACCAGAAAAAATTTCTGAATTGTCACTGGAAGCATATGGCGTTCTTTCCATGATGGTAAACGACCCTCAATGTGACTTCATAACCCTTCAGGAACTTTGTGAACTTTCTCCGAAAGACAGCAAATCGACCTTGAAAAGCATCTTGGAGGAACTCGTAAATAAAAACTGGGTTTTCGAAACAGTCGATAACAAATTTATGGTAAACAAAGAAAAAATGATTATGAATATGACTTACGTAGGTGCAACGATCAATAGGGGGTGATGATATTGCCGATTGTACGAAAAAAGGTGAAATGTGACTTCACAACAGTACACAATGCATTTCTTCGAGACAACAAACTTGGGGCAACTGCCAGAGGAGTACTGCTAACAATGATTTCCATGCCGGAAAACTGGAAATTTTCAATCAAGGGATTATCTGCTATTCTTCCCGACGGGGAACGTAAAATCAGCACTGCTCTAAAAGAGCTGGAAAACAGAGGATATTTAATACGCAAGCGAATTTATGTAAACGGAAAAATCGCAGAATGGATTTATCTTTTCAGCGATGAGCCTATGGAGGAAGACGAAGAACCGGACCTGCCACCAGATCTGACTGAAACAGAACCACCCACTAAGGGCGATACGCAGCATCCTCAAGCTTCAAAAAAGGACGATATACCAGCCGCCGAAGATGTACAAAACCTTGATCTACAAAACGTCGATCAAGAAAATGTAGATCAAGAAAACAGCGTCTATAATCAAATACTATATAATCAAAGACTATATAATCAAGTATTATATAATCAATATCCTATCCATCACAGTAATACGTTAACTTGTATCAGCGGCTCTGATCGGATAGATGCGGATAGATTTGAAATCACACAGCAGTCTGTACTAGAGCAAATAGAGGCTGAGGCATTGCTGTCTGAAAAAAACCGTAAGACAGGAATGCTCTTGTACGATGCTGAAACAATCAGGGAATTGGTGAATTGCATCACATGGGTTTACGTTACGCCTAAAACAACTCTGCCTATTTGCGGAGACAACCTGAGCACGGACATTGTCCGAAAGGAATTTCAGAAATTAACCTGCGAACATATCGCCTACGTACTGGACTGCATTGCTTCTACCGGAGCTGCTATCAAAAACCGCCGAAATTACCTGTTAACGTGCCTTTACAACGCTCCCACCAGCATGGCAGGCTATTATCGCAATCTTGCCCAACACGATTTTGCAACACAACACAGTACGGAAAATACTGAAACTGACAAGAGCCCCTATGCCTATGGGCAATTTATAGCAAATTTATAATTTCACAGGAGGATTCACATGAACATGACCATTTTGACACAGAACGACGTATTCCTGAACTACGACCATATCATCGCAATCCGAGTTTATTCCGGAGAAGTATCGCTGGATAACGGGAAAACTATCGCTGCATATCAGGTAGTTGCAGATTTATCTATGCCAATTTTGAATCTGGACGAAACAGAAAACGCACATGAAGCCCCACAGACGCAGATTGAGCTGGGGGTATACTTCGACGAGGGAGAATGCCAGAATGCTGCCAGAGCATTGTCAGAATGGCTTAATAACGCTGATAGCAGACAGCATTTGTTCAAAATGCCAATGGCAAATTCTATTTCCGGATATTCTGACACGAATGCTGCCGCTTCTAAACTGGAATATCGACCGGATGAAGACGAAGCTTAA